CGTAATGGACAAACAAAATCTGGTTTATATTCTCTTTTTATCCCAATGGAATGGAACTATGAAGGATTTATTGATGAGTTCGGATATCCAGTCTTCGATAGTCCAGATCATGATGTACTCGGACCAGACGGTGAATTAATTGACGTAGGCATAATAGAACATTGGAATAACGAAGCCGAAGGATTAAAGTCTGATCATGATGGTTTAAATGAGTTTTATAGACAATTCCCAAGAACCACGGAGCATGCGTTTAGAGATGAGGCTAAAAATAGTATTTTCAACCTCGTTAAAATATATGAACAAATAGATTATAATGAAGGGATAGGAAACTCAGCAGTGTTATCAGTTGGTAATTTTCAATGGGTTAATGGCATAAAGGACACACAGGTTATATTTTATCCAGATCCAAAAGGAAGGTTCAAAGTTAGTTGGTTTCCACCTCAACACATGCAAAACAAGATTGTTCAGAAGAATGGTATTAAATATCCCGCAAATGAACACATGGGAGCTTTTGGTTGTGATAGTTACGATATATCAGGAACGGTAGATGGTAAGGGATCAAACGGAGCATTACACGGGTTGACGAAGTTCTCAATGGAGGATTGCCCACCTAATCATATGTTCTTAGAATACGTAGCGAGACCTCCAACCGCTGATATTTTCTTCGAAGACGTATTGATGGCCTTAGTGTTTTATGGAATGCCATTACTATGTGAGAATAATAAACCGAGATTATTATACCATTTAAGAAGAAGAGGTTATAGAGGATACTCAATGAATAGACCAGATAAGCTTTGGAACAAGTTGTCTGTGACAGAAAAAGAAATAGGTGGAATACCTAACTCGAGCGAAGATATTAAGCAGGCTCACGCAGCTGCTATTGAGATGTATATACAAGATCACGTTGGTCATTTAGGCGATGGAAATTATGGTAACATATATTTCAACGAAACGTTAAATGATTGGAGTAGATTCGATATAACCAAAAGAACAAAGTTTGATGCATCTATTAGTTCTGGATTAGCTATTATGGCTTGTAACAGGCATTTGTATAGACCAAACGCTAAAATAGAGAAACAAAAATTAAACATAAATGTTGCCAAGTATACCAATACCGGAAGCACATCTAAAATAATAAAGTAAAATATGGCAGAGTCTGTTGTAAATAATTATTTCCCTAGTCAAGTCGTGAGCGATGCTGAGAAGCTTAGCTATGACTATGGATTAAAAGTAGCTAAAGCTATTGAGACCGAGTGGTTCAACAAAGACCGTGGTGGCAATAGATATTCAACTAATCAAAACAACTTCCACAACTTAAGATTATACGCTCGTGGAGAACAATCAATTCAAAAATATAAAGATGAGTTATCTATAAATGGTGACTTAAGCTACTTAAATCTAGATTGGACACCAGTCCCTATTATATCTAAATTTGTAGATATTGTTTCGAACGGTATTGCTGAGAGAATGTACGATATAAAAGCGTACTCTCAAGATCCATATGGAGTTCAAAATAGGACCGAATATATGGAATCTATGATTAGAGACATGAAGATGAAGAGTGTAGATCAGTATATTAAAGAAAACTTTAACTTAGATCTATCTGAAAACGACCCAGAGACCTTACCTGAAAACGAGGAAGAGTTAGCGATTCACATGCAATTATCTTATAAGCAATCTGTAGAGTTAGCGGAAGAGCAAGCTCTATCTGTGCTAATGGAAGGAAATAACTACGAGCTGATAAAGAAGCGGTTTTATTACGACTTAACGGTTTTAGGAATAGGAGCCGTAAAAACAGGATTTACTACTTCAGAAGGAGTAACTATAGATTATGTTGATCCGGCTGACTTAGTATATTCGTACACTCAATCTCCGTATTTTGATGATATATATTATGTTGGTGAGGTGAAAACGGTACCTATAAATGAATTAGCGAAGCAGTTCCCACATCTTACACACGAAGATTTAGAAGAGATAGTTAAAACAAGGTCTGTTCACGCTAACAACTATCACCATGGCGGTATCAACTCTAGAGAAATAGACAATAACCAAGTTCAAATTTTATACTTTAACTATAAAAGCTATATGAACGAAGTCTATAAAATGAAAGAAACTGGATCTGGAGCAAGCAAGGCAATAGAAAAAGACGATACATTTAATCCACCATCTGACAAAGAGGGTGGGTATGAAAGACTACAAAGATCTATAGAGTGTCTCTATGACGGGGCTATGGTTCTTGGTACTGAAAAGTTACTAAAATGGGAGATGTCAAAAAATATGATGCGTCCTAAAAGTGACTTTACAAAAGTTAAAATGAATTATTCTATCGTAGCACCTAGGATGTATAAGGGTAGGATTGATTCATTAGTAAAACGTATAACAGGTTTTGCTGATATGATTCAATTAACTCATTTGAAGTTACAACAAATAATGTCTAGAATGGTTCCAGATGGAGTTTATTTAGACGCTGATGGTTTAGCAGAGGTTGACTTAGGTAATGGAACAAATTACAACCCACAAGAAGCGCTAAATATGTTCTTCCAAACCGGTAGTGTTATAGGTAGGTCGTTTACTTCGGAGGGTGATATGAATCCTGGTAAAGTGCCAATTCAAGAAATAACATCTGGAGCAGGAGGTCAAAAGATGCAGGCTCTTATTGGTAATTACAATTACTATCTACAAATGATTAGAGATGTAACCGGATTAAACGAAGCTAGAGATGGTTCTACACCAGATAAAAACGCACTGGTAGGGATACAAAAAATGGCAGCCGCTAACTCCAACACTGCTACTAGACATATTTTACAATCTGGATTGTTTTTAACGTCTCAAATAGCCGAATGTTTATCTTTAAGAATATCTGACATCATAGAGTACTCTCCAACTAAAGATGCTTTTATACAAGCTATTGGAGCACATAATGTCGCTACGCTAGAAGAAATGTCTAATCTTCACTTATATGACTTTGGTATATTTATTGAATTAGCTCCTGACGAAGAAGAAAAAGCTTTATTAGAAAACAACATACAAGTTGCGTTAAGCCAACAAAACATAGAGTTAGAAGACGCTATTGATGTTAGAGAAATAAAGAATCTTAAAATGGCTAATTCGCTACTGAAAATTAGAAGGAAAAAGAAAATAGATAGAGATCAAAAGATACAGCAACAAAACATTCAGGCACAAGCGCAGGCTAATGCCCAAACGCAGCAAGCAGCCGCTGAAGCAGAAGTTCAGAAAAACCAAGCTTTAACACAATCAAAAGCTGAACTTGCTCAAATAGAAAATCAATTAGAAATGCAAAAGATGCAAGCAGAAGCCGAGTTAAAGAAAATGTTAATGGAACAAGAGTTCCAGTATAACATGCGGCTTAAGCAAATGGAGGTGCAGGGAACTAGAAGTAGAGAAAAAGAAAAAGAAGATCGTAAAGACAAAAGAACAAAAATACAAGCTACACAACAATCAGAGATGATTGACCAAAGAAATAATCAAAAACCACCTAAAAACTTTGAATCATCAGGTAATGATATAATGGGTGGTGGATTTAATTTAGGGGCGTTTGAACCCCAATAAACAGAGTACTAATTATTATTATATTATATTATGGCAAAAAAGAAAAAAGAAACAACTGAAGAAGTTGTAGAAAAAGTAGACAACGTAACTAAAGTTGATCTAAAGAAAACTGAAGATAGCAATATCACAAAAGTAGATTTAAGTAAAAAACCAGAAGAAGTAAATGAAACCAAAGAAGAAGTTGTTGAAAACAACATTGACGACGGAGGAGTGGTTGAACTCGTTGAAGATGCCAACGCCTCAGAAAAACAAGAAGAAATACAACCGGAAGCAGAAACACAAGAAAGCTCAGTTGTAGAGGAAATAACTGATGAAGTAGAAGAACTTGTAGAGCAGGTTGAAGAAGCGGTTGCTGAAGCGGAGGCCACTGGAAAAGGGCTTCCTGAGAACATTCAAAAACTAATGCAGTTTATGGAAGACACGGGAGGTGATCTAGAAGACTACGTTAAACTAAATCAAGATTATTCTGAATTAGATAACAACGCTTTACTTAAAGAATATTATAAACAAACAAAACCTCATTTAGATTCAGAGGAAATAGATTTTCTAATGGAAGATAACTTCTCGTTTGACGAAGATATGGATGAGGATGTAGATATAAGAAGAAAGAAATTAGCTTTGAAGGAGCAAGTTGCTCAAGCAAAGCAACACCTGGACGGTGCAAAGTCCAAATATTATGAAGACATCAAAATGGGATCTAAGCTCACAAACGAGCAACAGAAAGCAATTGATTTCTTCAACAGATACAACACGGAATCAAAAGAGCAGAAAGAAGTAGCAGAAAAACAACACCGTACGTTTTTAAATAAAACTAATCAAGTATTCAACAAAAATTTCAAAGGTTTTGAATATAACGTTGGAGACAAAAAGTTTAGATTTAACGTTAAAGACTCAGACACGGTAAAAGGTAGTCAAAGCGACATTAATAATTTTGTCAAAAAGTTTTTGAACAAGAATAATGAAATGGAAGATGCTAAAGGTTATCACAAATCTATGTTTACGGCTATGAACGCTGATAAGATTGCTAGTCACTTTTACGAACAAGGTAAGGCTGATGCTTTAAAAAATAGCGTAGCTAAATCTAAAAATATCAACATGGATGCAAGACAATCTCATGGGGTTGTTGAGGCGGGTGGTATAAAAGTAAGAGTGCTTGGTGAAAATTCTAATGATTTCAAATTTAAAATTAAACAAAAATAACAATTTAAAAATTAAAAATTATGGCAATTACAAATGGTCCTTTGTTAAATAGTGTGCCTGCGCCAGTGCAGCAAACACTAGTAACAAACTACTTAGATTTCAACCAAGACATGGGTTGGGCTCAACAATATTTACCAGACCTAATGGAAAAAGAAGCTGAAGTTTTCGGACCGAGAACTATTTCAGGTTTCTTATCACAAGTTGGGGCTGAAGAAGCGATGCAAGCTGATCAAGTTATTTGGTCCGAGCAAGGTCGTTTACATTTATCTTACAAATGTGACATCGATGCTGATCACGTTATTACTATTCAATCTGATATCGATGGTAATGGTTACGCAGAAGCTGGTATGTTAACTCACGGTGTTAGATTAAATGATACAGTTATCGTAGCTGCTCCTACTGGAGTTTACAAAGGCGTAGTAACAGTTATTGGAACTGGTGCAACTGGCGCTGATATCACTGTTAAAACTTACGATGGTACTACAATTCCAACTTCAGGAAACACTGCTCAACAAGCAACAACTCTTTTAGTTTATGGTTCTGAGTACGCAAAAGGAGTTGGTTACAACCAAAAAGGCGGTACGCACTCTGACACTAGAGGTGCTAACGAGCCAGATTTTAAGACTTTCGCTAATAAACCAATTATAATGAAAGATTACTACGAGGTATCAGGTTCTGATACAGCTAGAATTGGTTGGGTTGAAACTACTGGTGAGACTGGTCAAAATGGTTACTTATGGTACTTAAAAGCTGAAGCTGACACAAGAGCTAGGTTTACTGACTACTTAGAAATGGCAATGTTAGAAGGTGAAAAAGGTTTAGATTCTACTGCTGAAACTGCTGTTGATGACTTTCTTTATGGTGCTGATGGTGGAGAATCTGTAGGTACTGAAGGTTTATTCGCTGCTATTACATCTAGAGGTAACTTAACTTCTGGTGTTACTGGTGTTAACGCTGCTACTGATTTAGCTGAGTTCGACGCTATCTTAGCTGAATTTGACAAGCAAGGTGCTATTGAGGAGAACATGATGTTTGTTAATAGAGCTACGTCTCTAGCAATGGATGACATGTTAGCTTCTATGAATTCTTATGGAGCTGGTGGTACTTCTTACGGAGTATTTAATAACTCTGAAGATATGGCATTAAACTTAGGTTTCTCTGGTTTCAGAAGAGGTTCTTATGACTTCTACAAATCTGACTTTAGATACTTAAATGATTTAGCAACAAGAGGTGGTATCAACGCTGCTTATGCTGCTGGTGCTATTAGAGGTGTTGTTATTCCTGCTGGAACTTCAACTGTTTATGACCAAATGATGGGTAAGAACCTTAAGAGACCATTTTTACACGTTAGATATAGAGCTTCTCAAACTGACGACAGAAAACTAAAAACTTGGGTTACTGGTTCGGTTGGCACTGCTACATCTGCTTTAGATGCAATGCAAATCCACATGTTATCAGAAAGATGTTTAGTTACACAAGGTGCTAACAATTTCATGTTAATGAAATAAGCATTTATTATATCAAAAGACCGGGGCTTCGGCCTCGGCCTTTTATTTTATTAATTTTATTATATATTATATTATGGCAAAGAAAAAAGAAACAAAACCAGTTGCAGTAGAGGAAACTGTAATTGAAGAAAAAACAATGGAAGTAGTAAACGAATTTATAGAAGTTGAAACTCCAGAACCAAAAGCAAGAGAAAGAAAAAAATCATCTAGTGAATGGGAGATAAAAGATAGAGTTTATTACTTAAAAGGCAATAAAAAACCCTTGTCTAGATCAATAAAAGCCGCGAATGTTTTTTATTTTGATGAAGAAAAGGGTTACGAAAGAGAACTTAAATACTGTCAAAATCAAAAAACACCATTTGTAGACGAGATGAAAGGTGATCAAAGATTAGAACATATTGTGTTTAGATCTGGATCTTTGTTTGTTCCAAGAAACAAACAAACATTGCAAAAGTTGCTAAGTCTATATCACCCACATAGAGATCAATTATATTACGAATATAAGCCTTCTGCTATAGCCGCTGAAGAAATTGATATTTTAGAGCAACAAGTGGAAGCGCTAGTTGCCGCTAGGAATATTGATATCGACATGGCTGAAGCTATCATGCGTGTAGAGAAAGGCTCTGAGGTGTCTAAATTGAGTTCTAAGGAACTTAGAAGAGATTTATTAGTGTTTGCTAGGAATAACCCTAAATTGTTCTTAGAACTTGCGGATGACGAAAACGTAATGTTAAGAAACTTTGGTATTAAAGCTGTTGAGTTGGGTATATTAAGATTATCATCAGATCAAAGAAACTTCTTATGGGGAAGTAATGGTAGAAAAGTAATGACAATACCATTTGATGAGCATCCATACACTGCTTTAGCGCATTGGTTTAAAACTGATGAAGGTATGGAAATATATGCAAATATAGAAAAAAGATTAAATTAATCAAACTGTAGAGCGGTCGCCCTACGGGGCGATCGTAAACTACAATAATTATATGGAATCAAAAGGTCTAGGCGATACAATAGAAAAAATAACAACCGCAACTGGAATTAAGAAATTTGTACATAAAGTAGCAGGAAGTGATTGTGGTTGTAACAAAAGAAAACAAACATTAAATAAGGTTTTTCCTTATAAAAATAAAAAATAACAAATGGTAAGTATAGACACGGTATATCAAAGAGTTTTAGCTTTAGCTAATAAAGAACAGAGAGGATATATAACTCCTCAGGAGTTTAACTTATTTGCCAATCAGGCTCAGATGGATATATTTGAGCAGTACTTTTATGATATAAATCAGTTTGGTAGAATACCAGGAAACGATAAGCTATATTCCGATCCTTTAGATATTTTGCAAGATAAATTAGAGGCGTTTCATCGAGCAAGCACTTTGAGTGGAGTTGATAACGTTTACGGATTAACAAGTTTGCATTATAGAACTATTCAAGTTCTAACTGACTACGGGGTAGAAGTAGAGAAGACTACCTATAGAAAAGCTCAAAACGCATTAAGATCTCCCTTAACTGCGCCAACAAAATCTCGTCCAATATATTATATTAGGAATCAAAATATATACATTTTACCAGAGGCAATAGACGCGGCTGATTCTATAGATGGAACACTTCACTATTATAAAAAACCAGATAAAGCAAATTGGAGTAGTTATATTTTGTCGGGTTCAGAACTTTACGATTCAACTAATAGTGTTGACTTTGAACTACATCCGTCAGAAGAAACAAAATTAGTTATAAAAATATTAGGATTAGCTGGGATAACGTTAAAAGACCCAGCATTATATCAAATAGCAGGAGCAGAAGACAACAAGAATATTCAACAAGAAAAACAATAATAAATGGGATTATTAGACGGCACAACACAAAACGCTTACTATCAAGGAGGGGAAAAAGGTGGTTATCAATTTACATCCTTAGAAGATATTATAAATCAATTTTTAGTTGCTTACGTTGGAGAAGAAAAAGTAATCGGTAAGGCAAGTAGAACAGACGTTGCTTTCCACGCACAAAGAGCAATGCAAGAATTATCATTTGATACCTTTAAATCTATCAAATCTCAAGAAATAGAATTACCACCATCTTTAACCATGGTACTACCACATGATTATGTTAATTACACTAGGATAATGTGGAGTGATAGCGCTGGTATCAAACATCCTCTTTATCCAACTAGAGATACTCAAAATCCATTTAAAATTTTACAAAACACAGACGGTTCTTACGACTTTACAGCTGATACTGGTGCTTTTATATTTAATGCTGATTTTTCAGATGACACATTACTCGCGACTAACGCTGGGAATGACTTTAGTGAATGGATAGCATCATGGACTGCTAATAGTCCAACTATAGATGATATATCTATAACAGATGGGAAATTGACATTTACACTTGGATCTAAAAGTTTGGGATCGGTTGGTGTACAATCTAGAGCTTACTCTGTAGTTCAGAAAGTCGACGTTACAGGAATGGATAAAATATCTTTATCAGCAACAGGGCTTTCGGCAGCAGCCTCATCAGGCGTTAAAGACGCTGGAATACTTAGGGTAGGATTTACAACTAGAGATCCGTTAGGAACGGACACGTCTCCAGGTTCTGAAGAATGGAATTTTAAGAAGTCTTATATGAACGAAACAGTAGGACCAGGTGGAGGATGGGGTAATACAACTAGCAATCTAAATCCATTAACAAGAAATCATACTACTGAATTATTTAATATTTATGCGACAGATGGCACAACTCGTGCTTATGTAGAGTTTAATGATGGTTTAGCCACAGAGTCAACAAAAACATTAGAAGAGATTAATGTAATTGATTTAACGGAAATATATCTTGTTATAACTAGCTACGTACCTAATTACACAACTGCTTGGACAGCTTCTAACCAAAACCAAAGCGTTAACACCGTGGATGACATAGAAGTCATTTATGATGGAGAAGTAGAAAGTTTACAATCAGGAGGACAATCTACAACTTGGACGAATTACAAATCTAACACGCCGTCAGAAAATCAAGATTCATACGACGATGATTACTACGTTAATGCTTTAGGTCAAAGATACGGGTTAAACCCTCAACACGCTCAAATAAACGGGTCTTTTTATATAGACAATTTACGAGGATTAATTAACTTTTCATCTAATGTTTCTGGAAAAACTGTGATCTTAGATTATATAAGTGATAGTCTAGGAACAGACGGAGAGATGCAAGTTCATAAATTTGCAGAGGAAGCTATGTACAAATGGATTATGTATGCAATACTATCGACAAGAGCAAATACCCCAGAATATATAGTGAGAAGGTATCAAAAAGAAAAATTCGCAGCGACTAGAACCGCTAAATTAAGATTATCAAATATTAAATTAGAAGAATTAACTCAAATATTAAGAGGTAAATCGAAACATATAAAACACTAATATATGCCAGAGATTAAAAATACTTTCACTCAGGGTAAAATGAATAAAGACCTTGATGAGAGAATAGTTCCAAATGGACAATATAGAGATGCATTAAACATACAAGTTTCGACCTCTGAAGGAACAGATGTTGGAACGGTGCAAAATATATTAGGTAACACTTTGGTTAACCCGGGTCAATTTCTATCGATGAATAGTGACTTTGAATGTATAGGAAGTATCGCTGACGAAAGAAACGATACTCTATATTATTTCATTACAGATGTCGAAAGTAATATCGTAGACGCTATTATACAATATGAAAAAGGTTCTGGCGCCGCTACTCCTGTCTTGGTTGATACCAAAGCGGGTACGAGTGATGCTGTTTTGAAATTTAGTAGTATAGTTAAAACCGTTAATGGTAGTACCGTGCAGGGATTAATAACAGCTATAAATATAATAGACGATATGTTGTTATGGACAGACGGAGTAAACGAACCTAGAAAAATAAATATCACAAACTGCATAGCTGGTTCAACTTCTTATCTAGCCAATCACACTCAACTAAACATTAATGATACTAACTTAGTTGATATCGCTGAAGAGCATATTACCGTTATAAAAAAGAAGCCCTTAAGACCTTTAAGTGTTAAAATAAATCCCGCTGATGCTTCAAATAAAAAGCCTTTATTTGAAAAAATATTCCCAAGATTTTCTTATAGATATAGATATGAAGACGGAGAGTACTCTGCCTTCGCTCCATTCACTGAAGTTGTTTTTAATTCTGAATATTCTTACGATCAAAACGGAGTTGATTATTATGATCAAAACACGGCTTATGATACTAAAGAACCGTATAATTCAGGCATGCGTAATATGATAGATTCTATTGAGTTATCAGATTTTATTTCACCAGATATACCGAAAGACGTTATACAGATAGATCTTTTATATAAACAAGAAAATTCTAACGTTATTTATTTGATCGATATAGTAAAGGACGGAGATGCGGGATGGATACAATCTGGATCTAATGCCCTGTCTAATTATACAGGTAAATTTATAGTTAACGACGAGAATATATACGCAGCTTTACCAGAGAATCAATTATTAAGACCATGGGATAACGTCCCTAAAACAGCGCTAGCACAAGAAGTCACGGGTAACAGAGTTGTGTATGGTAACTATACGCAGAGTTATGATGTTGATGACTCCCCTACTATTAACTCCAATTATGAGTTAAGATATAATTCTTCCCAGGATTTCCATGAAAATTATACTTGGGGACCGAATTTATTAAATAATTCTGATTTTTCTAGCCAACCAAGCGGTTCTAGTGATTGGACTGTGGGCGGAAACGGAATCAATATAGCGTATAGTAACGGTCAACTCGAGTGGACTGCTGTTAATGCGCCAACGGCCATAAGACAGGATTATTATGATTTCGAAGTAGGGGGAAGATATAAGATCATATTTAACGTATCTGAACTTAATGGCAATATGAGCGGAAAGCTACTTCTTCGTTTAGTAGATGGCTCTAGTAATCATATCACTATCGAAGATTATACTCCAATATTAGGAGAAAACGTTTTGGAAGTAACTCTACCTTCTACTCCTAATAATCTAGCTTATGGTTACACCTCTCCTCACAGTACTGTAACTAATAAATTCAGACTTGCAGCAGCGTTTCTAAACCCCTTTACAGGCGTTATAGATGATGTTCAAATACAAAAAGGAACAAAAAAAGATTATAAAACTTTTTCAGATGGAGGATTTAAATCTGTAAAATCTCAAAGAAATTACAAGCTAGGAGTTGTATATGGAGATGAATATGGTAGAGAGACGCCTGTGTTTACTTCTACAGAATCTTCAGTCGTTATACCTTGGCGAGATACTAGTTTGTCAAATACACCTTTAGCAAGTAGATCTTTACGATTAAGCGCTAGTTTAGATTCGCCTCATCCAAATTGGGCAAATTACTATAAATTTTTCGTAAAAGAAACTTCGGGAGAATACTATAACTTAGTAATGGATGCGATGTACAACCCTACAAAGGAAGACCTTGAAAAAGATGAACACGTATGGTTGTCTTTTTCTTCCTCTGATCGGAATAAACTTTCAAAAGAAGATTATATTATATTAAAGAAAAAAGTTGTTCCAGGCACTTCCAGCGCATCATTACAAATTGAAGAGGAAAATAAATTTAAAATTTTAGATGTTAAAAACGAAGCGCCTGACGCAATTAAGTATAAGTACTTAAAAGTGGGGGAAGTAGCCAATGATTCGGGCAGCAGTAGTGGTATTTTAAACGCACCCTACAGTTCGGCGTCTGGGTTGTTTCATGATCAGGATCACAGACCGTTACACCCAGCTAGTAACAATGCTACTGGTGGTGGTAGTTATCCTTCTGGAAACACAATATGGATAAACAAACAAGTTTGGAGTAGTATTGGAGGCGGTAGACTAGTAGAGGGTGACGATACTAACACTGGAAACCAAAAAGTTCTTGAAAATTTATATTTTTCTTTTACTAGAACAGATGCTAATGGTAATAATCAAAGCTCCCAGAAAAAATACAAAATAGTTTCTGCAGAAGTTGAAGGCGCTGTATCTCCTTATTATATAATAAAACTATCTCGATCTATAACGAAGGATGATAATAACCTTATAAAAGCAGATCCAACTGATAAGAACAATCGTAATCTTCATAAAGATGTTATAGTTAAGATTGAGAAAAAATTATCTAAAGATTTAGAATCTTTTTCCGGTAGATTTTTTGTAAAAATACTTAGTAATAACTTAATTAAATCTGAATTAGAATCTATAAGTTTACTAGATGTGACACGAAATTATCTTACAGAAGTTACCGCAGAAGCGTTTTGGCATACAGACACTATAACTTCAGGCACGTACGATATAGACGCTGGACTTATAAATAACAATGGATTTGATGGTGTTCCTGGTTCGAACAATGTTAGCTCTATAACTAGTTTGTCGGCAGGAGTTACAAATACAGAAGGTGCATGGGAAGCGTTATTAACCTCAATGGGCTCTAAGAGATGGTTTGTAGATAACATGTATATGGTAGCTGAGCAAACAGGCGAATACGCTAGACATGCTACGTATGGGTGGAACGGTGGTAATACTAATGTTACAGGAGATATCCACGCGTCAACTTCTACTCCTAGTGGATACAACCAAGTTGGAACGCTAATTGGTAGTTATCCATTGATGCAATATCCAACCGATGAAATAAAACCTCAGAATCCAACAAACAATACAGATGGAGATAACTTAATAAATGGATTAGAAGGCGTTGTAACAACCACCAGTATGCATATTTCTGCGGATGTTAACGTAGGACTCAGGAGATGGAAAGATATTGGTTGGAATGGAAGTGGTACGGCTTCTGTTTTATCAAATGTATACCATAATATTGGAAAACACGTTATACACATATCTTTTTTAGCGCCGGGAGAGGATTTACACGACGGTGAATTCCAAGGTGGTAGTGTTAGCGATACAAATTTAGATCTTTGGAGGCATGCGTCAGGTACTAATGCTAATAGTGATTATATTCATAATAATCTACAGGGTATATTTGGTGGAGGAGTTTTCACGAGTGGGACAGGTGCTTGGTACCATAGTCCTTTATCAACCGCTCCATCTGGCGATCCAAAACATGTGTTCATGGAGCTTTCTGGAGGGAATCCAAATGCCGTTCTAGTTTCCTCTAATTACAACGTTAGAGGATATGGGTTTGGAACAGATCAAAGTATTCACGAGAACAAACATAATACTCAGTGGGACTTACCACAAGCTGACCAAGCTTTTGCAAATAATCTACAAGTGGGTAAGCAATTTAGATTTAAAGATGATAGTGATGGAACTGTTTATACAATAAAAAGATCAAACTACTCTAACCCCAAAAAGATATATAACCACACTCCTTGGAGAAAAACGTGGAAAATGGATGGCTCAAACTTAGTGGGTATGGGTAATAGTGTTGAAGAGGCGGCTACCGCTTGGGCTGACGGAACAGATTTATCAGATGGAGACAATAACGCAGCTGGAGCACAAGCTCTTAGAGATAAACTAGAGGAATTTGGTAAAGCAAACAACAGAAGATTAGTTTATATATTAGAATTAGATAAAGATCCAACACAGCAAACTTACAACCCTGTTTCAGGTGGTACTGATATGGATTCTATTACTCCAGACACTATAGAGTTTGTAACAGAAGATTTAGAATTAAACGCGGGTGAAGTATCACAAAATCCAGCTATATGGGAAACAGAACCTAAAGACAGTGTTGATTTAGATATTTATTATGAAGCTAGTCAAGCGTATCCTACGGAGATAAATATAGAAAATATAGAATTATTTGCTCCAATAGGATCCACTGTGTCTTTGTATGGGGTTACTGAAGAAGCTATACCCTCTGGCGCTACGATAAGAGTTGGCGCGTGGAACAAGTGGGATAGTAATCACGTAAATTATAACTCTAACTACTCAGGAGACTTGGCTGTATCATTCGATAATCCAATGACAATAGTAGATGGAAGCGGGAACCCTATAAATTTCATTGGAAGACAGATTAGATTTCACCAGCCCAATGGAGGCTTTACCACGTTGACTATAACTTACGCTGTGGGTAATATATATCCTGACGTTAATTTTCTCGTTTTAAAAACCGATGACAATCAATCTCAGTCACATGGATTAGGTTGGTATAATTGTTTTTCATTTGGAAACGGCGTAGAATCTGATAGAATTAGAGATGATTTTAATGGGATGACATTAACTAATGGAGTTAGAGCTAACGCGACTTTAGATAAACCGTATAAAGAGGAACGTAGAAAGAGTGGGTTAATATACTCTGGAATTTATAATTCTAGAAATGGGGTGAATAATTTAAATCAGTTTATAATGGCTGAAAAAATCACAAAAGATCTCAACCCAACTTTCGGAAGTATACAAAAATTATTCTCAAGAAGAATAAGTTTAATTGCTTTTTGTGAAGATAGAGTGGTGAGTATAACAGCTAATAAAAATGCTTTATATAACGCGGATGGAAATCCTCAATTAGTAGCAACAAACGCTGTTTTAGGTGACGCTAATCCTTTTGTTGGAGATTATGGTATATCACAAAATCCAGAATCATTTGCAAAAGAATCTTATAGAGCTTATTTTACAGATAGACAAAGAGGGGCTGTGCTTAGACTATCTATGGACGGCTTAACTCCAATATCAGAGTCTGGAATGAGTGATTGGTTTAAGGATGAGTTCAAAGATACTAGCCATTATAACATTATTGGTAGTTACGATAACTACAAAAACAATTATAATTTAACATTTGATAGAAGCTATAAAACATACGGAATTCAGTCTAAGAGCAGTGGCGGCGAAGGTGGTGGAGGTGGAGCAAGCGGTTCGCAAACGGTTTCGTTCAGCGAGGATGTAAAAGGTTGGACTAGTTTCAAATCATTTATACCAGAATCAGGGGTTAGTATGTCTGGGGATTATTACACGTTTTATGAAGGAAGATGTTGGAAGCATCACGATAATGAAAGTAGAAATAATTTTTATGGAATTGCTAATTTAGGTTCCTCTATAAAATTCTTACTAAATGAATCTCCTCTTGCTGTTAAAAATTACAATACTTTAAATTATGATGGAGACGAAAGCTGGAGTTGTAATAGTATAGAAACAGATCAACAAGAAGGTAGTGTACAATCTTTTATTGAAAAAGAAGGAAAGTGGTTTAATTACATTAGTGGTAATGAAGGTGTTGTTGACGCGAAAGCTTTTAATTTCCAAGGAATAGGAATTGCTAACGGAATAGATTATAATATATAATGAAAAATATAAATAGTTTTAATATTGATTTAAGTGATTTAGCAGCTGTGTCTGCTGTTAGACAATTTACTATAACGGGTGATAAGGATGCTGAGTTTATGTTACAGGTATTTAATTCCTCTCAACAATTTTATGATTTTAAGTCAAGAAGTTTTTCTGCGACATACACGTCAACGAGTAGTTTAAAAATTAAAATGAGTAGTAGTGCTTATCGTAATAGTATTAACTTCCCGGCTAATGGTAGTGGAGATATTTATACGGTTCTTTTAATTCCTTCGCTGGATAAGGATACTGAATTGTCCTTTAGTAGAAGCAAGTATTCTTATAGCAATACGATAACTCAATTAGCTGATTCTATGCTAACGTTCGCGCCTGTCACTGCTAATGGTAGTAGTTATAAAACATTTCCTCCTAGCGTGACATCTACAGTTACCCCAATATTAACATCCGGTATAACAAAACAATTAAATTGGGACGTTGTAAATACAGATTCAGATGCTAATGGTTTTGGACTTCGATTAATAAGACAGCCTATAAATACAGATTGGGAGTTCCAAACAACAGAGGCGATATCTTCTAATCCAGCGGGGGACGCTGTCAGTAGCAACACTGTAATAGTAGCTGATTTAACAGATATAGGAACGGGCATGGAATTAGTATACCACAAAGGTACGACAGCACCATCAGCAACTACAACCATAATAGCTATTAATAAATCTACGAAAGCCATAACGTTTTCAACGAGTACGGCTTTTGAAGATGGGGAAACGATGACCCTAATAGCGAAAGGATCGAGTGTTATCAAAAAAGCTATAGGAGCTGATATAGATTTTTCAAATTGGAATGCTGACATAACGTCCGCTACTTCTGCGGAGTTAAGCAAAACAGTTCGTGGAACTGCTAGCAGCACAACAGTTACCACTAATGGTACTTATGGTATATCTGGAGGAGGATTTGTAACTATATCTGGAGTCAACTTTATAAACACGTCAGAAAATACAGTACAAACCATAGATCCGTCTTCGTCAGCTGGACATGTCGTAATGCAGGTCGCTCAAGATATAAAAGTGGGTAGTAAAATGTATTTTACCGGTTCCACACAAACCATTTCAATAGTAAATAGTTTTACTATAAATTCCCATCCAACTAGTAACAAAACGATAAAATTAAACTTAGATAATTTTATAACCCCAGGAGTTTCTGGAGCATAAACATAAAACATGGCAGATAGAATAAATTTTGATAAAAAAATAAACGACTCAGTTCAAGTTGGAGACGAATCATACTGGGGCTTGATCGTTAATGGGGAAGTAACAAATAATTTACCACTCGGAACTATAACAGGCGTTGGAGACAAATACATAGAAGTTGGAGACGCGAGCGTTTTAACAGGTACGCCTCTTGAGGATATCTTTTTCTCGTTTCGAAAACCCGCTTACAACAATTACACAAACACATCTAGTTTGAAAGGATATCACGCGGAGGTAGAATTCACAAATAGTTCTACATCGGAACAAGAATTATTCGCTGTAGGCTCCGAAGTGACAATCAGTAGTAAATAAAACACAAAAACTGTAACTATAAATACATAAAATAGAATAATATGGCAGGAAACGATAAAAGTCCTTTTAAATGGGTTCAACTAGCAGCTCTCGCTGTCAGCGCATACTCAGCTTACTCACAAAATAGAAGACTTAACAGAAAAGACAAAAGAGACCAAGCTCAATTAGCTAAATATAACGCGCAGTTTGATAAGCAACTAGCTGCTTATGAAAAATCCGAATTTCAACCTTTAGACGCAGATGCTTTAAAGCAAGAAAATATATTTGAAGATTTAACGGTGGATACTCAAGCCGCTGATTATGCTAGAGAACAATTCCAACAACAACAAGCGAATATAATGCAGGGTATGAGAGGAGTGGCTGGATCTTCTGGCGTTGCTGGGCTAGCCCAATCACTTAGTAATCAAGCCGCAGATCAAGCTAGACAAACTCAAATGACTATAGGGCAGCAATTGCAACAAAACAGAAAATTACAAATGCAAGAGCAATCTAGATTAAACACCCAGGATAGACAAATACAATTAGCTAATATGGAGGGCGCTAGACAGTTTGAATTAGATAAAATGAGTACTTTAATGGGTGTTAGTGGGCAAAGAATAGCTGGAACACAAGGAGCTATAGCTAGTAACCAAACGGCGAAAGGACAGGTAATGGGAGCTGTAGGTGATATTGCTGGGGCGGCCGTTGGTGCGAATTGGGATAATTACGATTTTAGTGGAAAAGGACCTATATACACACGTAAATAAAATAATATGGCAGCGAATCAAACAATAATAAAAGCAGCGGGACAGAGATATACATCTGTTCCAATAGATTATTCTGGGTACATAAAAGGATTACAAAGCGTAACAAACGCTATAATAGCAAAAACAAAAGAAACACAAAAAGATCAAGCATCTATAGATAAATTGATGGTAGATTTTAATTCAAAAATCCAACCATATGAATTACTTATAAAAGAAAAAATAGGAAATGCAGATAGCCCAGAACAAGCTATGGCGATGTCAAAACACTTTAACGAGCAAAAACTAAGGTACGAGACGTATATGACGAAAATACACGACATGCTAAGCGATGGTAAACAACTTACGAACTCTATAGACCCACAAATTGAACTATGGTTAAGATCGTTTGGCGCTGGTGACTTCAATAGAGAATACTCTGTAACAATACCAGCTGTAGGAGAAGAGGGAGATGACGATTACGTACCAGAAAAGATACAGACATTTAACATGGATTTTAGGTTAGACGAAAATCTTAATGTCGAAGTAATAGGTCCAGATGGTAACTACATGAGTATGGACCAATTAGAGAACGCATTAAACTTTGCTGGAAGTGGTGATGGCGCAGCGATAACCACACTGATTACTAAATTTGGTACTTTACCTGATGTAAAACTAAAACATAGTGATCAATCCGCGGCTCCAACAGAGAATTTTCTTGCTCAAAAAAAGCATTACCTAAGCCAAATACGGAATTTACTAAAAAATGGAGACGGTGATATTAGCGGAAATAACGTTACTGAAGCTTTTATGTTTAATGAAGTAATAGACATAACAGTGGGCGAACAAACAGAACAAACTAGTTTTTTAAAATATTATCTTTCTGATACAGGTGGAAGATTGTTTCCTACGGAGTTTAAAGAACAATACGAAAGGTATGCTGAAGCGCTAAATAATAACGAGATTTCAGAAAAACTACTAGCCGTTATTGCGCAAGATTTAATAAAAAATGATCCAAACATCAAAGAAGATTTAGAAGTGTACATAAATTATTTACTAGAAAACGAAAGAAAAGAATAATATGGGAATAGTAAAATCACCTTTTAGACATAGAGATACGGGGACTAGCCACGATGATTTACCAGACGTAGATCACAATAAAGCGCATGGTGGTGAGAAAGCAAATTTTAAAACTATAGAAGAGGAAAATGATTTTAGAAACTTTATAAACCAATCTAATCCTGACTACGCTAAAGATTTTAAAGTTGACATAGAAAACAAAACCGGAAAATTAAACAACAGTACTATCCGCGCTGCCTATAAGCAGTTCGGCGCGATGTACCAAGATTACTCTGGTAAAATAGATGTTTTTCAAGCGGGTCAAGAAAAGGCAGGGAGTGCCTCGCGTAGAGAGAGAACACGAAAAAACCCCCTTGGAATTGACATTTATGGGAGAAATATATACAAAGATTATGAAATCGACGAGAATCAACCTATAGACTTTAAACGTGGTTATTTTATAAAAGCAGCGAATAATTCTGCTTATGATTTACAAAACAAAATAAACCTTACTATAAGAGAAGTACTTGGGTTTGACGGTGAAGAAAAAATGATTTATGCTGAATCTACTGGCTTAGGTAGTATAGGTGAATACTGGCTCGGTGGTGGAGAGGTAACTATTGTAAATAGATACCTAGGTAAAAAACTAGTTATAGATACTAGTGAAATAACAAACATAGTAGAAGAAGATATTAGAAAGTTTATAAATGGTTACGACGTCGTTTTAAGTGATAAGTGGGATGGAGAAGTAGTAGCTGGAGATGACCAACCTAATCCATTACTCGCGTTCAACACAATGGTCGACGGTCGGTTAATAACTGATTTAGATGATTACAATGCGATTCTTTTTCCTAAATACAAAACAGAAGTTGTAATACCTGAAGCAGACGCCACAGAAAAGATAGTATTAAAAACTAACATACTTGAAAAAGATCCTATTATCACTTCTAAGTCGTCGGTTGTTGGGGACTATACAAAATCTAAGTTCGTTAACGGTGGTTGGTATTACCCCGTGGTATCCGCTAACGAAGATGGTGTTAGTGAAAAAATGATAAAAGTTGAGGACCCAATAGTGTTAAGACAGTTGGAATGGTCTCAAGATTTCGAAAGAATATATAATTTTAGTAAAAAAGAAGGGGCTCCTAATGTGTTTGATATGTTTTTCGGTGGGCATGATAACCACGTAGACGCGCAGGCTAGTATGGATTACTTTTTTAATCTAGACGAGGAAGACGCTAGCAAATGGCTAAATGAAAGAATTAGTAGTTTAGGTTACGAAGTAGAGATTACTGGTGGTCTCGATGGAATCGGGCAATATTCTACGCAGTTTATTACTGTTAGAGAGACTTTTTCCGCTGATAAAAAAGAAATAAGAATAAACTTACCGTGGGATATAGCGGGACTTACAAAGGATGGAAAAAGAAATGTAGCTAAAAAAGAGCTTGTTAAACTTTTTGATTTTTTAGAGTCACATTTTGAAAAAGTTACTCATGCAAATAATAGCACTGATAACCATCAAGACCCCGAGCATTGGACAACGTATAAAGATATAAA